TTAGATTCTCATCCACAGGTTGTAGGTTGGGGATCAGAAGAGGTTATAATACCATATAGAAGTCCCATTGACGGAAGAAAGCACCGCTATTTTCCAGACTTCCTGATAAAACAAATAAATAATAAAGGTATGAAAGAATCAATACTGGTCGAAGTCAAGCCAAGAGCGCAAACGAGACCACCAGAGAAGAGCAGTAAGATAACAAAAAGATATTTGAATGAGGTAAAGACTTGGGGCGTGAACCAAGCAAAGTGGAAAGCCGCTGAAGAGTTTTGTAAAGATCGTGGCTGGAAGTTTATGATAATGACTGAAAAGGAACTAGGTATCAAGTAATGGCAACAACGTTCGATACAATTTTGACACGTGGTGTCCGAGAAGGGCAAATTCCTGCAAGAACAGACTCTGCAAGGAATTGGTATAGAGATGCAGCAGGTCAAAGACGGAGAATCAATGAACGATCGTTGATCAACTCTGAAACTAGCCGATTTAAGTCCAGGATGAGAATTGGCGACATGTATATGTTCTATTATGATCCAAAGCATAAAGAAACATTACCATATTATGATAGATTTCCCCTAGTATTTCCAATCAAGAAAGCTGAAGGTGGATTTTTGGGATTGAACATGCATTACCTTCCTCTTCCATTGAGAGCAAGGTTAATGGATGCATTATACGACTTGAGTTTGAACCAGAGATACGACGAAACAACGAGATTGAGATTGAACTATGATGTTCTTAACTCAGCAGCAAAGTTTCGTCTCTTTAAACCGTGTATCAAACATTATTTAATGGATCATATGGATTCGAGATTCTGGTATGTTTATCCTTCGGAATGGGATATTGCTTTATTCCTTCCACTTGAAAGGTTCAAAAAAGCAAATAAACGTAAGGTTCAAAACGACTCTCGTCGTATGATACAAGGAAGATAACAGATGGCATTCAGCGTTAGCGAATTTAGATCTGCACTCAACAATAGTAAGTTTGACGGGCTTGCTCAAGCTAACAAGTTCTATGTGGAACTTGATGCGCCTTTTGGTGTCATTCGACCATACCTACCTCTGATTGATTCAAGAGAGATGCAATTCTTCTGCGACACTATTAATCTTCCTGGCAAAAATCTAAACACCTTTGATCACAAGAGGCATGGATATGGCGATACGACAAAAATGCCAACATCTAGAGCTCCAGAAACTATTACAACAACATTTTTCTGTGATAGTAATTATCAGGTAATGAAGTTTTTCCAAGCATGGCTAGACTTTATTGTTGAAGGTACTGATGCTGCACCAAGTGCAATCCTAGAAGGCGGTAGGCAGCATAGAGAAATCGCTTACAAAGAAGATTATACCGTTAGAATGAAAGCATATACTCTCAATGACAGCGGAGATGAAGAGGGGACAATTGGTGGAATTTTTGGATTCACAAATCCCTTCCAGCCAGGTGGTGGAATGGAATATACATTCTACAATGTCCATCCAGTACAGCTCGGAGCCGTATCAATGGGTTGGGAGCAGAACGATACAATTTTAAAGATTCCTGTTGAGTTTGCATACTCACATTACGAAACAATTCTCAATGGTTCTACGAACCCAAGGTCACTTAATCAGTCTAGCGTGAACTTCTTTGATAGAATTCTAAATATTGGTAACATTGCAGGAACAATTCTAAATACCAGACGACCAAGAAATATTCAAGATGTGATTGATGTGGTTTCTAGCACGAGTACAATCTTGAGACAACTTTAATAACATGGAGTAAATCATTATGGCTTTGCCAAAAATTGAATCGCCTACATTTATGCTTGAGGTTCCATCAACAAAACAAACTCTTCGTTATAGACCGTTTACAGTAAAAGAAGAAAAGATTCTTCTTGTCGCTTTACAAGCTGAGGATATCAAAGAAACCGAACATGCTATTAAACAAGTTTTGAATAACTGTATTGTTGATGATGTTGATTTAGATGATCTTGCAACTTATGATATTGAGTATTTGTTTTTACAACTAAGAGCAAAGTCTGTAACGAATATTATTGAGTTCTCAATTGAAGATGACGGTGAATACTATAAGACTGAGATTAATTTAGATGAAGTCAAGGTATATTTTGACTCTAACCACAACAATAGCATTGAGTTGAATGAAGAAATTACTTTGATTATGAGAGATCCAACGTATAGTATTGTTGCTAAACTTGAGAACAGAAGTGATACAGATATGCTGTTTGAAGCTATTTCAGGTTGTATTGACAAAGTTCTCGTTGGCGATGATCAGGTTATCACTATGAAAGATTACACCAGAGACGAACAGAAAGAGTTTATAGATTCATTCAGTTCTAAAAACATGAGACAGATTGAAAAATATTTTGACACTCTACCAAAGCTGTCCCACACAGTACAATATGTAACAAATGACGGTGAAACGAAAGAAAGGGAGATTAGCGGTCTTCAAAGTTTTTTTATCTAGGGCTGATTCATAATAATCTTTCAAACTATTATAGAGTCATCTTTGCCCTAGCACAACACCATAAGTGGTCAATTACTGAGCTTGAAAATCTTATACCATTTGAACGTGACTTATATGTTGATATGCTTCTTGAGTTCTTAGAAGAAGAAAAGAGAAAACACGAATCACGGAGTTAAAAAATGGCAGAAGAAGAAACAAAGGCAGCTAGCCTTCATCCAGCTGATACCAATGGCGATGGTGTAGTTAGCCCAGAAGAACACAAGATGTATCTCGAGTTTAAACGTAAAGAGCTTGAAGATGCAGACGCAATGAGAGATGCACAGCGCACAATGGCTTGGTTTTCACTTGGCGGCATGTTATTGTATCCAGCAATTGTCTTACTTGCTTCGATCTTCAATATTGAACAAGCAGCAAAGATTCTTGGTGATATGGCTGGTGTTTACTTTATTGCTGTTGCTGGTATTGTTGCAGCTTTCTTTGGTGCACAAGCAATATCTAAACCTAAGAAGTAGTAACACTATTATACTAGAGTTTACAAGAAAGTCAAGAGAAAATGGCAACTTTAACTGATGTAATTGGTAGAATGAAACAAGAGGGCGATCTCAATCGCAACTCTGGGACTCACTCAATTAAGAGTTTGAAGGAAAGTATTACAGTTGGGCTAGGTAGCCTTGAACGGTCTGTTATGGCTCTCCGTCAGTCAATGGTCAATTCAAATATTGCCATTCGAAATTTAGGCGAAAATTTAAAAGAAAAGACTGCAGCCGATCAGGCAAGTGCAGCTCTAGAGGACCCAGAGCCACCAGAACCAAAAGGACTAAGTAATCTTATTGGTACATTAAAAGGTCTAACGAAGTCCTTTGGTAATTTTGCTAAGAAGCTGGTACCATCAAGAGGTGGTTTCCTTACAGCTGTGTTGGGTGGTCTTGCTGGTCTTGCCCTTTTCTTCCCTGATTGGTTGGAAAAGTACATTATCGATCCAATCATAGATGTTTTTCTTGGCGGAAATGAAACATGGTTAGGTAGGGTTAGCAATTGGATAAAACAAAACTTTGGGGCGGAAGCAGCTTGGATTGCAGCAATTGCTGCTGGGCTTGCATTTTTGAATCCGGGTATCGCTGGTAGTATAATGTTCAATGTGGTTGCTGGACTTAGTAAACTAGCTTTACACCTTGGTGACGTTGCGCTCAACCTCGGCGAGAAGGCGCTTTCTGGGTTTGGTAGACTAGCTTTACGTCTAGGTAGGTTTGTAGGTCGCGGCGGATTGCCACTTTTGGCAGCAGCTGCTATTTACGGATTAGTTACGTCTATGGAAGCGCTCGCTGGTAAAAACGCTGAAAATGATATAAAGCGATTGGCTGATCTGAGAGCCGAAGCAGACAATGCTGCAGCTGAAGGCGATAAGGCACGCGTTAAAGCTATACAAGGTCAGATTGCAGAAATTCAAAAACGAGCTAGCGAACTTGGTGGTGAAGCTGGTAAATTAATTGGAGACGCTGCTAAAGAAGCTATGGGTGAAGTTGCTCCTCTTGTGCGAAGTATGGCTGAAACAGCTACTGTACAAGCAGATGAAAGCGGTGACGTTGTTAGTGGAACAACGCTTAGTATTGCAGAGTCATTAACTGATGCATTCAAAGGACTAGAG